GCTGCTGCCTTCTCAGCTGCTGCCTTCTCAGCCGCTGCCTTCTCGGCCGCTGCCTTCTCGGCCGCTGCCTTTTTGGCTGCTGCCTTCTCAGCTGCTGCCTTCTCAGCCGCTGCCTTCTCGGCCGCTGCCTTCTCGGCCGCTGCCTTTTTGGCTGCTGCCTTCTCAGCTGCTGCCTTCTCGGCCGCTGCCTTTTTGGCTGCTGCTTTCTCGGCTTTGTCTTTTTTGATCTTCTCGGCCGCTGTTTCGTGACTGCTCTTTTCTTTTTTAACCGATTTTTTTATATTTGGCCTTTTCTGATTGAGTTTTATCGTTCTTTTGTTGAAATTCTTTACATTGAACAATAACTTTTCCCAATCGTCCATCCTTATCGACAAAACGATTCGTCAACACATTAAACACCTTTTCTTTCTTTTTTGACATTTTATTACCATAAAACATAAAAAAAACGATGATTTATCAATTACCATGATCTTACGCCTCGATTGCTATTTTATGCCGTCCGCCCGTTTAGTTTTAGCATGCCATCTTTTGAATTAGCTCATATGGAAACTCCGAAAACTTTGTCATCATAGCCAGCCATTATCTCATCTAAGACGTAGCAGATCTCGTAGAGCTCCAGATGGCTCTCACAGCCAAAACCGCCACCATCCGAACAGTGAAGCGGTTTTGTAATAACCCTAATAACCCTAATTTACGAGCTTTTGCGGGTTTCGAGGTTTCATAATTCAACAAGGAAAACGACTGATTCAAAAGAGATGCTTCCTGAGCTCTTTAGCGCGTTTGACCGGAAGGTGCCATTGAAATTTGCCACAACAGACCTCGAGAATTTGGAAATTGCAAATATTTGGAACTTTTGATAATCCAATGTTTTGTGTGGTATTTTTGCGGAAAACACAAGAAAAAAGTGTCGGGAACTTGCAGTGAATTCATTGCAGTCCATGTGCAGAGGTTGCACTGGAGCCATAGGCAGGAGTCCTCTGCTTCGACACGTGGCAGGGTTAGGTATGAATGGCCTGCAAATCTGAATTGACCAAGAGGAAGATTGATGTCCTTTCCGGCTTGTATTATAAACCATCGTGTTGGGTTTAATTTCTTATTTTTTAGGATAGGTTGTATGTGTACCATCCTTGATTGAGAACGGTACAACAACATGACTACAGAGTGGCAAGATCTTGTCAGCTAAATCAGGAGGGTGTTATAATACTTAAAACTTTTTATAAAACGGCAAAATCCGTCAGCCAAAACAGGAGAGTGTTATAGCTTTTTGACCGATCGGACTTTCTTGACCTTGGTAATTTTGTAAAATGAAAACATTCAATGTCGTTTTGTAAATTCTTATTTTTCTATACCGGAAATTCATTAATGATCGCATCATGCACAAGTTCAACAACGCTTTATATTGTAATTTTTGACAATGTCTCATCATAGTTTGGCATCGGAATAGCACAGAGCTGCAGTCCAAAGTTTGTTTTGTCCTGATAACGAAAATCCTTTTCATTCTAAACATACAAAAAAAACAAGAAAAGGAGGTAACCGGGATTGAACCAGTGACCAATTGATCTGCAGTCAACCGCTCTCCCACTGAGCTATACCTCCCAGTGGATGCTTGCTCATAAGCTACAATAAATCAAAAACAAAAGGAGAATCTCTGAACAGTTCTCGATTAACCTCGAGCAAGAGATCAGTTGCTCGTGATTCAGTATCTTTTATCTTTCAGCTGCAAGTTTTTGACTCCCTCCCAAGAGTTTCCATACTTAGCACGAAGTCTTGAACTGTCAGTCAATAAGCGTTCTGCTTAGTAGATTCAGCTTCATATATCTTTTTGTATGATTCAAGGTTTCTACCTCCAGCCTTCTTATCCCACGTACATGAGTTCCTTGAGAACCTTAAAAGCCTCAGGATCAGGATTTCTTCGGATAGGTTGTATGGGTACCATTCTCGATTGAAAACGGCGCCACAACATGACTACAGAGTGGCAAAGTTTTTGTCAGCTGAATTAGGAGGGTGTTATAATCCTAAAAACTTTTTAGAAAACGGCAAAATCTGTCAGCCAAAACAGGAGAGTGTTATAGCTTTTTGGCCTGGCGTTTGGCCGATCAGACCTTGGTCAATTTTGTAAAATGAAAACTTTCAACATTCAACATTCAACATTCAACATTCAATTTCGTTTTGTAATTTCTTATTTTTTCTTTACCAACTTGGACTTCCATTTTTTTCGGATAGGTTGTATGGGTACCATTCTCGATTGAAAACGGCGCCACAACATGACTACAGAGTGGCAAAGTTTTTGTCAGCTAAATTAGGAGGGTGTTATAATCCTAAAAACTTTTTAGAAAACGGCAAAATCTGTCAGCCAAAACAGGAGAGTGTTATAGCTTTTTGGCCTGGCGTTTGGCCGATTAGACCTTGGTTAATTTTGTAAAATGAAAACTTTCAACATTCAACATTCAATTTCGTTTTGTAATTTCTTATTTTTCCTTACCAACTTGGACTTCCATTTTTTTTCGGATAGGTTGTATGGGTACCATTCTCGATTGAAAACGGCGCCACAACATGACTACAGAGTGGCAAAGTTTTTGTCAGCCAAATTAGGAGGGTGTTACAATCCTAAAAACTTTTAGAAAACGGCAGGAGAGTGTTATAGCTTTTTGGCCTTGGTGTTTGAGGACTTTGTAAAATAAAGAAAACATTCAATGTGTTTTGGTGGAAATTTTTCTAGTTTTATTTTGGACTTTGGCGGTCCGAGCGACGTTTCAATCATCCTTGCCGCGGCGTATGTTCCGCCAGCAAATAACCATTTATGAATTCCAAAATAATAAACCTAGCAATGGACCTCGACAACTCGATGGCTTATTCAATAATCAATAGTCTGCGCACGGGAAACATGATAATGGACTGTGTTGTTTCTGTATTCGCGACAACCATGGTCGCAAAGGCTATAACGCGCTTTCGTCCATGGGTTGAGAAATTTCAGGCATCGATTAAATTTGCGTTTTCGACATCCTATCTCCATCGATTTGAACTCTTGTCGGAAACAACGCTTGAACTCGTAGATTCATCTCGTGAATTGACTCCTGATGACGAGCATATCAAGACCATCATTGACGGCATTCTCCATATTATTTATGACAATGAAAAAGCAGCAGCTTATGGAAAAAACAATATCGTGCGTTTTGGACAAGCTGCCGGGTCCGACTTGTCTACGCGAGACAGCTTGCTTCGTGGAAGTTTGAGAAATTATCCAACCAAACCCATCTTGTTTCGCGGCATGAAGTTACATTTCTCGCATAGTATAAGACGGGAAGAAAAGGCCCGAGTTGAGAAGATTGCGGCTGTCATCGAGACAAACGACGTGGGGGATTACCTCGAACTCATGGAAGAAAGCAAAAAGATGGGCGCGACAAAGCAATACCCATTTAAATTCCAAGACGATCAATACATCTTTCAATTGAATGAGTTTGAACACGGCTTTTACTTTCTGGGAACAAGGTTCCGAACGCGAAAAACATTTCAGACTGTTTTCTTCAATGAAAAGACCAAGTTTTTAGAATTGGTAAACCACTTTCAGAATTTATCCGGTCCCTGGCGGTCTAAAAAAGAAAGATCAAACAAGCTTGTCTGTATGCTTAACGGCCCTCCCGGAACGGGCAAAACAAGTATTGTCAAAGCGCTGGCCAACTTGACTGGTAGACACATCATTTCACTGAACTCGATAGCTTTCAAATCGAATACCATTATGCGTGATATATTTACAAACAGTTTTATTCCAATCGCAAACCAGCACTATAGCGCAACGAGGTTAGAGTGGGTCCCGTTGAACAAACGCATATATTTAATGGAAGATCTAGATTCAGCAGACTGCTACCATGTTATTCGCCGAGACGTAAAAGAAACAATGTCGTTGCCGACCATAGAAGAAGATAGCGGCGGTAAAAAGTCAAAGACGGGCGCGCAAAAAAAGAGGGCAGATTTTAGTAGTTTTCTAAATGTTTTGGATGGTATCAATGAACTCGACGGAACAATAGTGATTATAACAACAAATCGTATTGAATGTTTTGATGAAGCATTGATCCGACCAGGTCGAATGGACATTGTATTAAATTTGGCCGACATTGATGCGCCGCAGATTGCAGCCTACATCAAAGAGTATTTTGACGTTGAAGCCAACATACCTGACGGCATTCACATCAATCCAAGTGAATTAGAATTGCTTTGTCAAAGACATGAAAATGCCAAAGCTGTTTTGGATATATTGTTGGAAAAGCCTTTGTAAAAATAAACTTTCTTTATTGCCACGCCTTAAGAAGTCTTGGATTTCGTTCTTTTTACGGAAGATACATGATATAAATCCCATTCGGTTATATCGGAATTTTTTCTTTTCTTTGTATACAAGGACGCCCAGGATTTCAGCATCGCACCAAAACTTTCTCGGGGACTTTGACAGATCGATCGAATTCTGAATCCTATATACGAGAATCTATTGAGAGCCCTCGTTCCACAACTTTGTTTTTTATTAGAGTGTGTTATGTATTGATTAGGTCCATGATGGCACCAGCATTCAAGCACACCATCTTTGCACTTCCATGTTTTTCCACGGCAAAGACCTCTGTACGGATATAGCGTCCAAACTGTATGTTTTTCTGCCCACTGTTTCAGAGTATACGTATAAGAGTCGTGGCCGTAAGCTGGCCATGCTTGACTTATAGGTGTCCTTGAGTTCATTTTTTCAATGACTTTTTTTGTTGTTGGGAGGACAGATATAAAACGAACTTTTTTTGACATAAAACAACATAATTCTTAAACCTCTGAAAACAACCATGCCTTGGACGCTGCTTGCGTACCGGGAAGCAGTTGCACTTCAGAACCCCAACACCCGTGTCCATTACTATCGTGGTAATCCGTTGATTGCAAAAATTCTTTGCGTGACATGTGAACTTTTATCGGATGGCGGTGTCTCATCCTTTTATTTTTCCCTTAACTTTTTAATTCGAAAATCAGAAACGTATGTAGCCATAAGATGCGATTTACAAACAGGAAGTTTAGCTTCCTCTTTTCGAGGAAGCTAAACTCTTTTACTTTGCACCATATATTTTCAGTATTTGATAGTTTTCGTTATTATATTTTTATAAGGTTTTAGATAAATGTAGCCATAACATGCGAATTATGAACCGGAAGTTTAGATTCCTCTTTTTGAGGAAACTAAACTCTTTTACTTTGCACCATATATTTTAAGTATTTGATAGTTTTCGTTATCATATTTTTATAATGTAGCCATAAGATCCTCGGGCTGATTCAAAAGAGATGCTTCCTGAGCTCTTTAGCGCGTTTGACCGGAAGGTGCCATTGAAATACACTATCGAAAAATCCAAGTGGAAAAAGTTTGGCACAACAGACCTCGAGAATTTGGTGCCATTGAAATTGCAAATATTTGGAACTTTTGATAATCCAATGTTTTTAGCGGGAGAAGTGGGTGTTTTGTGTGGTATTTTTGCGGAAAACACAAGAAAAAAGTGTCGGGAACTTCATGGTATTCATGAAGGGCTTATGAATCCCTCCATCGACTTTACTTGATTTTTGTAGACTATGAAGCATTTCTCCGCAGGTGCCATTGAAATACAATGTCGAAAATCCAAGTAGAAAAAGTTTGGCAAAACAGACCTCGAGAATTTTCTTAGCAGGAGAAGTTGGAACTTTATATGGTATATTTGCCGAAGAAACAAGAAAAAAAGTGCCGAAAACTGCGAGGTTTTGCTCCTCAATCTTCATGCCTTGGTTTACGTAGCGGATGGCGCATTTCTACAAAAGATAAAAACTTCAGACGAAAAATATGCAAAGAACTGCTTTTGTCACAACATATCAAAAACTTGTGATTGGCAATAAAAAAAGACCCCAAAAAAGGGTCTATCTTTGCTAATTAATTTGTAAAAATATATTTCCGAGCTTTTGCGGGTTTTCGATCAATATATTTTAATATTTCGAGGCTTCATAATTCAACATATCCAACAAGAAAAAATGACTGAATCACAACAGATGCTTCCTGAGCTTTTTCAAGCGTTTGACCGGAAGGTGCCAATGAAATACACTATCGAAAAATCCATGTGGAAAAAGTTTGGCACAACAGACCTCGAGAATTTGGTGCCATCGAAACTGCAGATATTTGGGACTTTTGATAATCCAATGTTTTTAGCGGGAGAAGTGGGTGTTTTGTGCGGCATCTTTGCACAAAACACACGACAAAAATGCAAGGAACTAGAAGGTTTTCATGAAGCGCTTTATTCATGCGCCACCGACTTTACTTGATTTTCTGTAGACTATGAAGCATTTCAACAAAAAATCAAATCTGACTTGGAAAAGAATGCAAAGACGCGCAAGAAATGGTTCCTAACAGAAGCCGGATTTTATAGCTTTGTTATTACATGTCGATCCGAAATGGCAAAAGAATTTAAAAAGTGGGTTGTTAAAGATGTCCTCCCCAGTATCCGTAAAACCGGATCATATGCTTTGACAAACAAAACCAACATTCAACTTCAACAAATCAACTCAAATCTTGAAAACCATCTGAAAATCAAGGATGAGAAAATGCAAAAGCTCGAGATGGTCCTCCAATCAAGGAACGTAACCATCCGCCGCTACGAAACGGTCATCGCGGGTCAAGATGGCGCCATCCATCGCCTACAACAGGAGACTGCCGTGCTTCGTCATGACTCCGCTACCAAGAAGAGGAAAATAGACCGTCTCTACGATTGCGGAGTCGCGCTCACAGACCGACTCTTCCAGACCAATTGCACCGCACCCGCCCGATTCATTGGCGCCGGACCCATCCGGATGACCAACAGTTGCTTGGACGGTGGACAGGAGCAACTACGTCATATTCAGCGGAGCTTTGTATTCACGTTCGCCAGCTTGTTTTTTGGCGCCTTGCGGGCGACTGGCACGGTGGCAAATCGTCAAAACGTGGCCCGCGAGTTATCCATAATCCTGGACGACTCTATTCAGCCTGACGATATCCGACTCCGAGCCAAGGTGGTCCACAATCACATCGTCATGTTTACAGTGGTGGCAGGATTGATCAAGAAGCGGTGGGGGCATAATTACAGCACGGAGATGTCGGTGCGGCGGGCGTATCATTATGCCCGGCGTCTTAACCAGTGGCTCGAGCAACATGGATATCCACTTCGCTGTCAAGAAGAGCAAGATATCCGCGAGCGGTTGGGACTCAACCCGGGAGGTCTGGAACTGGAGATTGAGGTGACTAGAGGTTTGGATTTGATCGAGCGTCGTCAACATTCCATTGTAACGTATCTTTGTTAAGTTTAGATGATTGTAAAAATAAAATTTAAAAAGATGGTTGGTTGAGAAGGAGTTGGTGTTTTATATTATAAAATTATTTAAAATACATAAAAAAGTAATAATCACAAATTTAGTATGTATTGTTCAAAACTTCATTTTGAAACGTTAAAACATAAACTTTAAATAACGCTTTTTGCATAACTGCTTTGATGATCCCACAATCTTAAAACTTCTGAAAAATAAATACCCTTAAATATAGAGTAGGTCTTTCAAAACTTCATTTTGATGTTTGAAATATAAAGTTGAAATATGTGGTTTAATCTAATATATAAAATTATTTAAAATACATAAAAAAGTAATAATAACAAATTTAGTATATCGTTCAAAACTTCATTTTGAAACGTTCAAACATAAACTTGAAATAACGCTTTTGCATAATCCCGCGATCTCAAACTTCTGAAAATAAATAACATCAAATCTAGAGTAGGTCTTTCAAAACTTCAGTATTACTTCCACGACTTTATTTTGAAGGTGCTTAAATGTATCAATAAAGCTGTATTACTTCGGTGATTGTTTGATTTGGTTGGTTTTGTTATTTACGCTGCTTTGATAAAAAATCATGAACGTGTTCAGACAACTGAGACACAGCACCGCAATCCTCAGAGCTGCATCGTTCTATATGGATGTCGCGGCCCCTGTATCAAAGGTAGTGTGGATTGGTAATACTGTAAACGGCATAGATATTTCACTTGGTAATATGAAAGAAAGTTTACAAAAAGGCACTGATAAACGAAACAGTCTCGCTTTAATCGGCGGTAGCGTGGGTCTATCCACATTTATTTTATTGAAAGGAGCCGCGTATGGCCTTGCCTGGCCAATTGTTTTGACATCTTTC